TGAATATAGTGACCGTCATTAGCGATACGGGCGCATTTATAATGCCAAGAATTTCGTTTCATAATCATGATCCAGAGATGATGCCGGAAAGAACCAGCAAGTTAGCAATAGCACCGAATAAGTTGATCAGTCCGAACAAGCGTGACTGAACGTTGCTACCCCATAGTCCAAACATCAGACCAGAGATACCCATCACGATAGTGTTGATCAAGAGAAGTGTATTCATATCGACATATTATATCAGATCAACCTGAACTTGACAACCATTGAATGCAGTGCAAGCAAGGCCAGTGGAAGCAGACATGATGTCTGTCGAGCGGCGGAGGTGAGCAAGCTTCTGCAGAGCATCTGCTATCGCAGCACTATGATACTTCGACTGAACGTTGAAGACCACGTCTTGGATGGTGGACTGCATCGCAAATCCATCGACCACGAAACGGATCTTTTGGCTGTTGTTGAATCCGGGGATAAGTTGCTTGATTCGCATAGTATGTTCCTTCGTTGCTATGGAATTATTATACCACAGATTTCCAGGATACAAAGCAATAACCCTGCTTCGAGCAGGGTTATGTTGTTTAAATACCACAGTGTAATACTGAGGTATTACTTTTTAATCATGGTCATAGTCGTCAACGTCGAAACCTTCGCGAGTTGCGATAATCTTCACGTGATCGCCGAACATAGCTTTCATCACGTCTTCCATTTCGCTCGAACTGATCATATCGCTGAATAGTTTGCAGGATGCAGCGTCAACACCGCCAGCAGCAAGGATCATGTCGCGAGTCTCTTTGTAGTAGTCGCGGTCGCTGTCAAGTACGTATCCGACATTGTCTGCAGCCCATACGTTCTCAGCTTCACCCTCATACTCACCCCAGCGCACATTCTCCAGTTCATCCACGGGAGCATTGGTGAATGTAGCTTCATGTACACTGAACTCGCATGTATCACCATCATTGAAATATGGCGTGTACTGAGTCCAGACGACTCCGGTGATGCCAGGATTCTTGTCGAAGAATTCTTTCGTGGTTTCTTTGAAGAGTGTTTGAGCACTCTCCTGGAACTTCTTCTGAAGCTCTCGTTGCTCGTTCAGCAATTGATCAAATCGTTCTTGCAGTTTACTCATGATATATCTTAATCCTCTAGTTTAATGAATTTACGAACCTGGCCAACATTCTTCTTCTCTGTACCACTCATCCAGGGCTGAATGGACATATTATTCAGATACATCTCCATCGTTGGGAGAAATCCTAAGTCTTGTAGAATGTGATCTTCTGCTACATCTCTTGGGGAGTACTCTTTTCCGTCCGAGTTGATTCGGGTTCTTCCGAACATTTGTTCGACAATACAGCACCCAAATGCAGAATGTAGGATAGCTCGATGTCGAACATCGGGGACCGCAGCCTTGGAGCTATCGATGAAGTCATCGATGTCTGCGTAATCATCTGGACATCCTCCATATTTCTTTGCATGGATTTTACTGTGAAGATAAGGTTTCATTGTACATTAATCATTTCATTGACACGAATGTTACTGAATCCTCGATTGTATTTTCCACGATACTTCGCATGATCGTCTTCACTACCATATCGGATAAACGCATCAAGCATACTTTCTCCTGGAGAAACTTCGATAGAGGTTCCAAGTAGCCCACCCTTCCACGAGCCCTTCTCCGGACCAACTTCTTTTTCAAAGTCGAGATCCATTCGTCTGCGGATAATAGGTTTACGGAGTAGTCCGATCCACTTGAATAGACCAGTACCATATCGCCATTCCATCTCTTCCAGATAACATGTAGCAAAGTTAATCTCGCCGTCATAGTCCTTGAACATGAACTTGACCTTCGGGACACGTTTCCGAGCATCTTCAATATCGTCGAATCGAATCGAGCCATTCGGATTATCTGCTACGAAGCAGAAGTGAGAATGATCGACGTTTAAGAACTCATATCGAACCCGACGAGTAGCAATCCATGGGATCTCGAATAGCTTACACTTGCTTGTGAGAGAATCCCATGTCTGAGGTCCAAAGTATGTGTGGACATATTCTTCGAATACAGTGAATCCGTATCGCTTAGCATGAGTATCGCGATAACTCTTAGATGGATCCACCCATGGCTTAATCCACTGAGGCATCCTGATACGAAACTTTCCGATCGTCAGTGAATTATATTCAGATTCATCATCTCCGGTAGAGAATACGAATTGAAACCATGTCCCAGTGTCGAATCGTTCAGCGGTTATCATATTTGTCTGCGATCCAGATAGAAGCTTTGTAGATCCATGCGCCCACTTGCCATCCAGCAATGAATGATGCTAGTAATCGAAACGCATCGATAGGCATCACAGACACTATGATGAGATATACTGCGAACAGAACGAATGTAGCGATATATTCGGTTTTGATATTCTTAATCATTGAATTTATATCCGAGGTGGATAGATTTTGTTTTCAACTCGCCCATGAAAGTTTCAAGAGCATCTTCGCCATCCATATGCATTGGCCAATGCCGACCAGTAACATGTATAGCAAGCGCATCCATCAGGGCTTCTCGATCAGCGGTATCGCTGGGAGATTCGAATTCCACGATAGTTTCCCAGACAGATGGAAAGTTCGCGATCATATTTCCGAACTGATCTGGAGTCAAAGAAACTCCGGTATAATCAGAGATGACTTCAATGCATTCTTCTACCAGAGTTGCGGTCATACGGATTCCTCCTGATGGATCTTAGCATATGTACAAGCTTCGATACCGAAGACAACTATCATGATCGAGCAGAACAGTGCTGTTTCCGTAGAAATACTGATTCCACCGATGCCCAAGAAGACACCCAGAACGCCGTATAAGCAGAGGCGAAGAATAGTCCAGATTGATACCATTATGCAATTTCCAAAGTTTCGTTGAGTTCGTTGGCGGTCACCAGAGTTCCGCCATATGCTACCTGATAGGTCTTAGCAACAGCCAGCAGAAAGAATGTATAGACTTTGCCGGTTGGAGTGATCAATGTGAAGTTCATATCGGTTCCTTGATGCTATGAATGTATTATACATCAGAAACCATCCAAAAATCCGAATGTTGCACAAATACAACAAAATATTTTTGTAATACTCGAGTATTACTTTTTGAACTCCATATGGGGTTCGATACAATTCTCAAAAAGCTGCACCATGTCTCGGATTAGGGCAGCACGTTCATCGATTGTCATCCCGCTGCCTAGAGGAGAATTGGGGTCTTTCTCCAGACCGAAGTCGTGACGGCAGGTATAACACATAGCAGCAATGATCTGTTCTTTAGTCTTCATCTGTGTCTTTCAGCCATGTTTCAACGCTATGCGAATCATATGAGTATCCGTGAGAGAAACTCAATCCACATATCGTAATAGCTCGAACAGTGTGACCGTCATAGTAGAAATTATCATACTCGAACAGTTTTGGATAAAGACCAATGTGGATAAACCAGTCTTCAAGAATAATCCATGGAGTGTTTTCAAAATTAGAGTTCCTAAATAAAGTCGTTTCGGTCTTATAGTTATAGATGATGCCACGATTCCATCTCTGAAGCCGAGGCCTTTCAAGGTTCATCATTATAATCGCCCAGCCAAATCACAGAAGCCATTCCGTCGGCGATGCCCTGATTGTATTGATCGGCATCGGCATCTGCATCCATCCATGTCTTCATGTCAGCTAAAATATCATCCTGGATATTTCCCATGAACGATTCTAGTTGATCCAGAGTGAATATGATATCACCGCCGGTCGTGTGAGTCGCGTCAACCCTAAATGCATGTTTCAAGAGGTTGTTCAATGTACTCATGCTTCATCTCCAAAATTCTTTTTCATTCGCGCCTGTCGTTCCGCTTCGTGGTGATCACATAGAGTTCTAATCCATCCACCGCCACGGCGAGTCCCTGGACTACCACATTCTTCGCATGATCGATCAGCCCACACTTCAGCCATAGCTGCTAGACCAGAGATATACTCATCGCCACCATCGTAATAGAAACGCAGACCACCAAACTTCTCTTTGATCTGCGAGACCACGACAGGAGATGCTGCTTTATACTTATCTGGAAACCTAGCAGACACTTCTTTCAACCATCGTTGACGTGAGTCGATCATCTTGACCAGTGCTTCGATGATAGGAAACCATCCTTCACCGACAGCAAAGCCGCCAAATGGTTGAGAGAAGATATCTGGATACTCCTTCACCATTCGGTCGTAGAAGATATCGTGTGCATTTTCTGGAGTAGTCATTTAATATCCTTCGAGTGATCAGCTTCAAACTTGTCTTCTCGGATCTCCAGTACGATAGGGAGAAACAGACTGTCGCCGCCTTGTTTGTTCTTGATACGGGCATTATACTTCACTGCTATGATTTTACCAAGCAGTTTTTCTTTCAGGAGAGACTTTCGCTGTTCGTCGGTGAATCCAGACCCAATAGAAGTCGAGATGACTCCATCAGCAGACTGAGCATGTACAGCACCCAACATTCCTTCATACTTGCCCGTGCCCATCTGAACGCCGGTGATGACCAGATCGCACTCGAGTTCACCCTTGAATTTAATCTGATTCTTGGATCGCTTATCTTCCCAGATACCACTCATCGATTTCAGAATGATACCTTCCTGACCTTCGTCCAGATACTTTTCAAAGATAGCTTGTGCTTCTTCGAATGAACCCACGACCTTACTCTCAACTATGCGAATCTTCGTAGGGAGAGCGAACCCCTCCAGAGTAGAGAATCGTGTGTGATAATCGACAGAACACTTACCAGCCATGAACTGTTCATATGGAATCAGGTCCCAGATAGTAGCATGAACCTTATTAGCTTCCAGATCCGAGATAGTACCCTTGACCGCTTTGTTCAGAATACCATTTCCGGTCTGACGGTCCAGGATAACTCCCTTATCGCTCACCAGCAATTCACCGTCAAACACGACATTCTTACCATCGGCGATATGAACAAACTCTTGCTCCAGGCATCCAAGCAACTGGATCTCTTTACCATTTCGTGAGCGGAATTCGCACTTACCATCTTTCACGATAGCATTGAATCGCATACCATCCATCTTCAATTGGACGTATGCTGGAAACTTAATCTTGTCAACAAGTTTCTGATCGAAAGCAGAACAGAGCATACATGGATACTCATGCACCAGACCAGGCCATACATTATTTACAGTCGAAGCAGCAACGCCGCACTTCAGGTCTTTCTGAATGATACGTTCGATAACCTTAGCATCATCAGCACTCAATGTCTCCAGGATATCTGTCAGCCAATCAATCGCTTCATGACCAGTAACAGATCGATTCGACAATTGCTTCAGATCGTACATAGCAGTTTTCAAACCTCGAGTCGGAAGAGAATCTGTCATGTAATATGGAATCTTCCGTTGATAGAACTGAGTGAATGGATCTAGAGCAAGAAAGATAATCTGCTGCAACGTTTCATCCGACTGCTTTGTAGTAAGCAGATCGATTTTATAGTTTCGCGATGCATCAGCTGCAAGCGTATTAAAAAATTCATTATAGTTCATTTGATCTCAATTCCTACTTTTCTTGCT